GCATCTGCCGCGACGCCCGTGCGGAGCTGCTTTACGCAGGTCTTTTGTACAAGGGGGTGCGCATGTGCTGACCCCGGATTTTGCATACTGCCACACCATAACCCTTGAGAGATGGAAGGGCAGGCAGATCAGCAAGGACACATTCGCACCGCCGCAAACCATTCGTGCCCGGGTGAACCTGACCAGCAAAAGAACATGGCTGCGAACCGGCCAGGCGGCACAGGAAACCGTAGCCAGCGGCACGGTATTCCTGCCCGCCGGAACGGAAATTGCCCCGGATGACCGGCTCAGTTTTAACGGCAAAGCCTACAAGGTGGTTTCCGTACAGCCCGGATATTGGTTTGACGGGCGTGAAACCCATGTGGAAGCGGTGATTCTGTGATAAGGTTTAAGTTTGATCTGAGCGATCTGGATCTTGAACTTGCCCAAGCCATCATGAAGCGAGGCGGTGAACAGGGCGTTCGGGATTGCGCGAACCTGCTGCTGCAGGAAAGCCGCAAGCAGGTTCCGCTGGATACCGGCGCGCTTTCCCGCAGCGGAACTGTGGATTCTGAGGGGCTGAAAGCCACCGTATCCTATGATACGCCATATGCTGTTCGTTGGCATGAAACTAATGCCAACTTTCAGCACGGGCGAAAGATGAAATACCTGGAAGACCCCTGCAATGATCCCGCGCTGAAGGCCCGTATGCTTGATTACTTTAAAAACGACATCAATTTCTGAAAGGACAAACCCAATGGAACTGATTGAACACATCGCTCAATACCTGAATGGGAACGGCATCGAAGCCACCAGCGGCGTTATGCCCGCATTCCCTGCGAGGATCGCCACGGTGTACGCTACTGGAATACGCCCTGCGAAGGATGGCGAAGGTTCCCGTTTTCAGGTAATCGTGCGCAGCGAAGCCGACAGCGATACCGCCATTGGCGATATTATGCGCATCATTGACCTGCTGGATGATTTCAGCGGCATTATGAGCATGGATTCCCCTTATTTTGCGCGAATCCGACTGGAGACCGGCGCGGCGGCGCTGGGTGCGGATGAAAACCGCCGCCCCATGTACAGCGCAAATTTCCGCGCATGGGTTTGTTGACGTTCATTGCCCCGGCACGCGGGGGAATGATATAGCTGTTCTTTTGGCACAGGCTGCCACAAGGACAAACCGAGAAGTTCCCGGCGGCCCGCAGGAGGGCCGCTGTGGAAACAAAGAAAGGAATGATAAATCATGGCAAGAAAAAACGGTTGCCCCATGTCCGTTCGTGACTGGGTGATTGAAATTCTTTCCCGCGCTTCCACCAAGGCCGATCCCCTGTGGCTGCGCATCAAGGGCGTGGACAGCATTACCCTGTCCACCGATTCCGATACCGAGGACGGTTCCGCCGCCGACAATCTTTGGAGCGAGCCCTATGTGACCAAGCGCAGCGGTTCCCTTTCCCTGGAGGGCAAGCCCGTAACCGATGCAGTAACCGGCGCACAGGACCCCGGCCAGGCGGAGCTTGAATATTTCGCCACCCAGGGCGGCTGCGACGGCGACGCCACCCTGCGCCTGGTAGACCCCTACGGCAGAGCCCAGGTCATTGACGTGATCGTGGCTTCTGTGGAAAAGGGCGCGGATGAAACCGAGCAGACCGTGAGCTGGGATTGCGAAATCGTGGGCGAACCCGAGGAAGAAGCCTATGTACAGGTGGCGGGTGTTGCCACCGAACCTGCAGGTTCCCTTTCCGTTGTCGCGGGCGCGCATGAAACCGTTACTGTGAGCTTTACCCCTGAAAACGCCAGCAACCAGAAGTTTTCCGTGGCGTCTGCGGACACTTCCAAGGTGCGTGTTGCAAACATTGACGGCCTGAACTTCGACATCGTGGGCGTTTCCGCCACCACTACCCCGGTGAAGGTTGTGGTTCGCACCATGAACAACAGCAAGGCCGCCGAGATCAACGTGACCGTGACCGCTGCCGGCGCATAAGCCAACAAAGTTTCCCCCGCCCACACGGCGGGGGATTTTCAGAATCAGGAAAGAGGTGCTTTTCATGGCCAATAAATTCAAGGATTTTGACGCGATGTTTTCCGAAATGACCGCCGAAACCATTCCCTTCCGTGCATACGGCAAGATTTACCACATCCGCAAGGAGATTCCGGCGGTGATCGTACTGGAGATGGCGCGCATGGAAGAAGGAGCAACCATCAGCCAGAAGCTGATCTTCAAGACCGCAGCCGCAATCTTTGGCGATGATGTGCTGCGCGAGCTGTGCGCCAAGCCCGGTTTTTCTGCAAAGAAGCTGGAAAAGATGGTCGAATGGGCGTTCAGCGCCATCAACGGCAAGGCGGATGACGATATGCAGGAAATGACCGAGGATGACACCGGCGCAAGCGACGGAAAAAACTGAACATGCTGGCCGTGTGGGGCTATGTGGAGGCGGATTTTCGCAGGGATTACGGCATCCGCCTGCGTGAAGATCTTCCCCGCATGAGCTGGCGCGAATTTAAAAACCTGCTGGATGGGCTTTCTCCCTTTGGGGCTGTGGCAAGCCACTACGAAGCGGAGCTGAAAAAGCAGAGGCTTGAGGAACAGCGCACAAACGGAAAAGGCGCTGCCGCCGCAAGCCGGTTCTGGAACCAGATTACCAGCATAAAGGCAAAATAAGTCTGCACCGCCCGCAGGAGGGCTACGCAGGAAAGGAGCATAATTATGGCCTTGAAAGTTGGCGAATTATTTGCAACGGTTTCACTGGATGATTCCGGGTTTCAAAACACGCTTGGCGGCCTTACAAAGAGCATAGGCAAGTTTGTAGGCATCACCAGCCTATTCACACTGGGCAAGGAATCCATTGAATCCTACGCTGAATTTGAAAGCGCGTTCACCGGTGTGATGAAAACGGTGGATGAAACTGCCACAACCACCTATGAGGATATCAAGGCGGGAATCATTGGCATGGCGGAAGTGCTGCCTGCAACCACTACGGAAATTGCGGCAGTTATGGAAGCCGCCGGCCAGCTTGGCATCAGTGCAGATTACATTGAAGATTTCACCCGCGTTATGATTGACATGGGCGAAAGCACGAACCTGTCCGCAGAGGACGCAGCAACCACGCTTGCGCGATTTGCAAATATCATGGGCACAAGCCATGATGAATTTTCCAACCTGGGCAGCACGATTGTAGACCTGGGCAACAATTTCGCCACTACTGAGCGCGAAATTGCAGAAATGGCAATGCGCATGGCTGGTGCAGGCGCGCAGGCGGGGCTGAGTGAAGACGAGGTTCTTGCCTTTGCGGCAGCCATGTCCTCGGTAGGTTTGTATGCTGAAGCGGGCGGTTCCGCATTCAGCACATTTATATCGGATATGGTTTCCGCATCTTCCAAGGGCGCCAAGGAGCTTGAAGATTTCGCGAAAGTTGCGGGCATGAGCGCAGAAGAATTCAAAACCATGTTTGATTCTGATGCGGCGGCAGCGCTTTCCGCGTTCCTGACGGGGCTTGGGGAGATGGAAGACGCCGGTGTGTGGCTTGCGGAAATGGGATATGATCAGATTCGCATGCGCGATATGCTGCTGCGAACTTCCAGCGCAAGCGGACTTCTGGCAGACGCGCTGGAAACTGCAAACACCGCATACGAAGAAAACATTGCCCTGACTGTGGAAGCTGAAAAGCGCTACGCAACGCTGGACAGCCGATTTGACACCACGAAAAACAATCTTCGTGATATGTTCCGCCAGTTCGGCGAAGCGCTGCTGCCCGCTGTGAACACCGCGCTGGAAGCAGCGAACAGCCTGATCGACGGGATCAATACCATTTTTACCCAGATATTCGTTGAAGATAATTTCAACGGCGCGGTGCAAACCCTGACCGGATTTGCGGAAGATATCGCGGGCGTATTCGAATCCTTTTTCACAAACACCGACTGGGCTGCAATGGGCGAACAGATCAGCGGGCTTGTAACCGAGCTGTTTGAAACCCTTGCTGCGGCAGTATCCACCAGCGATGGCGAAAGCATTGTATCTGCGATCGGCGATTCCATCATCGCTGCGTTGGATGCACTCGGCGCCGTGGCTTCCGCCTTTGTGAAAACATTCCTGACCTGGTTGATTACCGATGGCGGATGGAAAACCCTGGGCAAGGCGCTGATCGACATATTCCTGGCGGCAATCAATGCCGCATGGGAAGCGGTACAGAGCGTTGCACAGGGCCTTGGCGATATTATCATCGGCCTTCTTACGCCCGGATTGCACGCGGAAGGTTTTGACGTGCAGTTTTCCATAACCCCTGAGCTTCAGATGCAGGGGCTTGAAGGCGAAATCAATATGATTATCGCAGATATCGAATCTATGCTTGACGACGGTATGGATCGAGAGGAAATTACTGCCGCAATTCAGCACGTGCAATTTGATTATGGTTTGAGCAACGACGCCATGCAGTCTCTTGAGGATTCTGGATTTTTCAATTCTCTTGAAGAGGCGGTAAATGCCTACTTTGGTGAAGGAATTCAGGCCGATGTGCCTGTGGATGTGCATGTAAATGAATCCGCGCAGCAGGCTGAAGCACCGGGAACCATTGAAGAAGTGCAGCGACTTTATGAGGAACAGCTGCAGACTAAACCCGTAACCATTGAAGCAGACGTGACCCTGGATCAGGCAGTAACGCTTTCTGAGGAAGCCAAGGCGCAGTTTGGCGAAGCGGGCACGCAGGCCGGCCAGATCATGAACGCCAATATTTCAGCGGAAGTGGCCAATACCGAAGGCATTTCCACAGCGATCAGCAGCATGGCCGCAGCCGCTGAAAGCGCCGCAAGCACAGCCCTGAAATCTGCCGGTATGAACGCAGGTAAGATGTTCTCCAGCGGCATTGCATCCGGCATACTGAGCGGAAGAAGCGCGATCACCAGCGCCGCCAGACAGGTTGCACAGGCTGCCATCAATGCGGCCAATGCAAAGCTGAAGATCGCTTCTCCTTCCAAGGTAATGATGGAAAGCGGCGGCTATTTCAG